CATCGCTACCCTCGGGGATCAGGGGTATCAGATGCTCAAGGCTGGACTGACCCATGAAAACAACCTGGTGGCCCGGTGGTGCTTTGGTAACGCGAGTATCGCGAAAAACGGGAACGCTGAAATAAAGCTGGTGAAGGAGCATAAGGGAAAATCGGTTGACCGCACGAAGCGGATCGACCTGATGACGGCTTTGGTGAACGCTATGGCACGGGCCCAGTTTTACCGGGGTAACGTTGATCTGTCCGCTCAAATCCTTAACGAGGAATGGGGTCTGTGATGACTGAGTTGATGTCCTCCTTTCGAAACCGGTTTTCGGGAAGACCTGCCGCCGTTCTGGGCGGCGGTCCAAGCCTGCCAGCAGACATGGAAAAGTTGCCTGAGGGTTGCCTGATGATCGCCGTCAACTATCACTATACGGTTTTGACCGGCAAGAATCCGGATTTTACGGTTTTCAACGATCATCTCGATAGCGATCTTATTCTCAAAAATTACGTGGAGAAAACAACGGCCGTGCGCGTCAGTCCGGATAGAAACTCGAGTTATTCGGATGTTGAGTTTGACGTCCCTGTGTGGACCGGGTTCTTCTCTTCCAACACGGCGGCCTGGTTTGCCCTCTGGCTGGGGTGTGACCCAGTGATCCTGTGCGGGATGGATTGTTATCAGGGTGAGGCGGTTTATTGTCATCCGTCGGACAGGGACTGCCCGGCGTTTCACTATCCCCTTGATCACTATCTGCGGCCGTGGATCGAGGAGGGAAAGAACCTTTTAGATCCTGTTGAGCGGGTGAAGGTGATGTCTGGCCCCCTCACCGAAGTTTTTGGAGCGTACGCATGAACATGGTCAAAGAGTACATCGATGAAATCCTGCTTTTGGCTGGCTGCGGCTGCATCGTTTATGGGCTGGCTCTCTGGGACGCAACTGTGGCCTGGGTGGCCGCTGGGCTGTTGATGTTTGGATGGGCCTTTTTAATCGGGAAAGTGAGGTCGTCAGATGAGCCTACTGAGTAAGTTTTTGAGCTCGGACAAGAAAATCCAGGAGGCGCCGGAAAGCCCGCGGCCGGATTATGCCCCATCTTTTGGGTATCACACCGAAAGCGGCGAACGGGTGAGCGTGAGCAGCTCCCAAAGCATTGCAACGGCATATCGAGCGGCAAACATCATCAGCGATGATGTGGCCAAGATGCCGTTTCAGATGATCCGGCGGCAGGGCCGGCGGATCGAACAGGTCCAGCCGGACCCGATCACACGAAACATGGCCTACCTGCTACAGGTGAGCCCCAACCTGTGGGGCTGGACACCGTACCAGCTTAAGAAAGCAGCCACAGGCTGGCTGTTGTGGTATGGGAACTCCTATATCTGGACTCCGGCGGTTTCCCCGCGGCAGATGTTCGTCCTGCCCGCAAACCGGACCTATCCCGTTTTTGATCTGGATGGCAACATCTGGTACCGGCATACCTTCAGCAGTCAGAAAACGGCCTATATCCCGGCGGTTGAAATTCTACACCGGCTGATCAATCCGGATGAAACCGGGATGATGGGCCGGGGCGTGATCACGTACGCCCGGGAGACCTTTGGCCGTGAGCTGGCCGCACATAAGACGCAATCGAAACTTTATGAACAGGGCTTTATGCCTGCGGCGTACGTTAAAGTGGCGGGCACCCTCAACGCGGAGGCGAGAAACAAGATCCGAGGGGCCTATAACGAGACGATGGGCGGCTCCGAGTATGCCTATCAACTGGCTGTTTTCGATGACACGATCACATCGTTCGAGCCGATCAATATCCAGTTGAAGGACGCCCAGTTTTTGGAATCGATTGAGGCTACGGACCGGGATATCGCAAATTTTTTTGGTCTGCCACTCCATATGCTTAACCGGGGCAAGGAGGCCTATAACTCGAACGAGCAAAAGTACATCGAGTACCTCCAGGGGACGCTGGACGCTTACCTGGTGCCCTGGGAAGAGGCAGCCCGGATCAGATGGCTGAGCCGGGAGGAGCAGGCCAACACCTACTTTAAGTTCATCCGGGATTCCCTGCTGCGGATGGACAGCAAGAGCCGGGCAGAGACGAACGAGATCCGGATCAGGAGCGGGCAGATGTCACCGAACGAGGCCCGCGAGAAAGACGATGTGAGCGCCTATGATGGCGGCGATCAGATGTATATGGCAGGCAACATCCTGCCGATCACTGGAGGTGATGATGAACAAGCTGCGTGAACCGATTCGGTGCTTTGAGGGCACTACCAAACCCCACGAACCTTTCTGGACTGTCAGGGATGCCGGTGACGGGCAAGACCCTGAGATCGAATTTGACGGGTACATCTCCGAGTACTCCTGGTATGAGGATGATATCACGCCAGAGATGTTCAAAAACGCACTTTATGACGCCGGCGGGGGCGGCCCGATCACGATTCGAATTAACTCCTATGGCGGCGATGTGATAGCCGCGGCCAGGATGCACTCGATCATCCGGGACTATCCGGGGCAGGTGACCGTGAAGATCGACGGGGTGGCTGCCAGCGCTGCGACCGTGGTCGCTGTGGCCGGGGATGTGGTCAGGATGCAGGAAACCGGCTATTTTATGGTCCATGACCCCGCTTTTGTATTTTTCCTGGCGGCGCTTAACCTGGAGGACATGACCCGGATGACGGAGGCCCTGAAATCCTTTAAAGAGGGCATTGTCAACGCCTATGAAACAAAAACGGGACTTTCCAGGAACCGATTGAGCAAGTTAATGACAGACGAGACCTGGATGGACGCCCAGAAGGCGCTGGATCTTGGCTTTGTTGATGAGATGATCCGGGCCAGCGAAAAACCCTTCAGTTTCCCGGAGAACGTGGCGGCCGTCAACGCCCTGCAGAATTTTTCGAACGTTCCGCCTGAACTGATGCAGGCGGCCGAGAGTGATCAACCCCAGGAGGATGTGGAACCCAGCGGACCGGTCCTGACTGAGGATGAACAACGCGAGGCGCAGACCCTGCGCGAACGTGTCCAAACCATTTTACGAGAGGAGTAAGCATGTTAGACCTGAAGCCCTATTATGACGCTGTTGTGGATGCTGAGGCTGATGTTCAGCGGATTGCCGCTGAAATCGATGTTCACTTCCAAGCGGAAACAGATGAAGGCAAGGCTAAAGCGCTTGAGCTGCGTCCCGCGCTGGAGGAAGCACAGACCAAGCTGGATGAGGTCACTACGTTCTACGCGTCGATGCAGAATGCGACCCGGCCAAACGACGTGATCAAGAACTTCATCCCTGTTTCCGAAACCGAGGCGGATCCCGAGGAGGGGAGCCAGCCAACGGTGATCAAACGCGGGGAGTATGAGCAGTTATCCCCGACTGATCGGTACAAGTTCATCCGCTCCGGCGGAACCATCGAGGACTGAGCGTCCTCACGAGTGATCTCGACAGAGATAAGGAGATGCAGAAGAAATGGCTAATACATTAACAGGCCTGATCCCCACGATCTATACTGCCCTGGATATCGTCCTGCGCGAACTGACCGGCTTAGTCCCGGCGGTCATGTGGGATTCGAACGGGGAACAGGCGGCAAAAGGGCAGACTATTGCATGGCCCGTTGTGCCGGCGCAGGAGTCGGACGATATTGCGCCAGCGGCAACCGGACCGACCCCCATCGCACAGACCATCGCCCCCGGCACCATGACGATCAGCAAGGCGAAATCGGTCAACTTTGCCTGGAACGGCGAAGAGCAGAAGAGCCTGGGCGGGATGTATAACCAGATTTTGGTTAACCAGTTTGCGCAATCGATGCGGACGCTGGTGAACGAGGTTGAAGCTGATCTGGCAGCGCTGTATATCTACGCTTCGCGGGCCTATGGCACCGCGGGCACCACGCCCTTTGGCAGTGACCTTTCATGCGCCGCCTATCTGCGGAAGATTTTAGCAGACAACGGCGCGCCGCTGGGCGACCTGCAACTGGTGATCGATACCGCTGCGGGCGCCAAAATGCGGACTTTGACGCAGCTGACCAAGGCGAATGAGGCCGGCTCGGACGACACACTGCGGCGGGGCGTCCTGCTGGACATCCACGGTTTCAAGATCCGCGAGAGCGCCCAGGTGAAGACGCATGCTGCGGGCACCGGGTCAGGGTTCAAAGTTGACCTTACCGCGGGCTTTGATGTGGGCGATACCGAGATCCACGCGGACACCGGCCTGGGCACGATTTTGGCGGGTGATGTGATCGTCAATGCGAAGACCGGCCGCGACACCAACAAGTATGTGGTGAAGACGGGCGACACCGGCGCCACCGGCGCAGATGTTGACATCGTGCTGCAGAACCCCGGCCTGATGGCCGCCTGGGCTCAGAACGATGACCTTTCGCTCTCCGCTGACTATGCGGCCAATCTGGGCTTTGCCCGAGAGGCAATCGCCTTGATGTCCCGGGTGCCTGCCATGCCAGACGGCGGCGACGCGGCTGATGACGTGACCGTGGTGACCGACCCCCAGACGGGTTTGTCCTTCCAGGTCGCCATGTACCGGCAGTACCGCCGGGTTGCATTCGATGTCGGGCTGGCCTGGGGCGTGAAGGCTGTGAAGCCGGAAGCAATGGCGATCCTGCTCGGATGAGGGCTCTGAGGAGCCAGAGGTGAGACATGACCAATATCCTGACGGCTGCTGAAGCGGCTTTGGTTTTGCGATGTGAGGATGACGATGCGCGGATGGTGGCTTTGCTCCCGCAAATTGATCAGCATATCATGACCGGGACGGGGCACGCCTGGCAAGAGGACGACCCGATCCATGAGACCGCGAAAGCGGCCGCCAGGATGCTTTTGGTCCAGTGGTATGAAGACCCTGGGATGCTGATCGGAAGCCAGGCGATGAGTTTTGGTCTGCAAGCCTGCATGACCCAGTTGAGCGCCCTGGCGCTGCGGTACCGTGAGTTTCGGGGACGGGCAGGCGCCGGGCCGATCCTGCTGAACGGCGCGAGGATCGGCGACAAGGTTGAGACGCTGACCGGCATTGCCGGCGTCAGCGGGGATCGGTCAGCCGATTTTGAGGCTGTGATCACTGTGGACGATCAGATCCAACAGACAGCAACCCTTGACCTCTCGAACACCTGGTACCGGGCGCATCTGACCCCTGTGGAGGATCAATGATCCTGAACGGCAAGGTGATCAATCCTGGCGATTTGCGAACTCCAATTACGCTGAAAAAGCGGGCGGTGGCGAGCGATGCCGGCGGTTTTCAGGGGCAGACCTGGACAGATATAGCCGAGGTCTTGAGCAGATGGCGGAATGTCTACGGGTATGAGGTTTGGAAGGCGGGGATGGCCGAAGCCAGGCAACGGTCACGAGTGTTGATCCGCTATCGAGATGATATCGACCTGACCTGCGCTGTGGTCAAGGGCAGCCAGCACTATGAGATCACCTCGATTGACGACATCCAGGACCGGCACGAATACATCGAGTTGGAAGTGGTTTTAGTTGAGGTGGGCTGATGGCGACGAACACAAATTTCAGCGTCCGCGGTATGGCGGAGTGGATGGAGAAGATCGGGCAGTCCGGCGAGAACGTGGATGACGCCGCGGCGCGGGCAGTTTTGGCCGGCGCAGAAGTGGCCAAGAGCGGGATGGTGGACCGGGCGCCCGAGCTGACCGGCAACCTTAAAAGCAAGATCGCGATCAAAGGCCCGGAGCGCGATGGGAATTTCATCGTCGCTGAGGTCGGGCTGATCCACGATATCGACTACACCGACGCCGAAACTTCCAGGTATGGGATGGCCCAGGAGTACGGGACGGCCAGCATGCCGGCGCAACCTTATATCCGGCCGACGCTGAAGACCGACAACCGGAAAATCCGGAAGGCGGAACGGGACTCTCTGAAAGAGGATGCGATCTTATGACGATCTGGGAACGGGTGAAATCTGCGCTGAGTGGGCTGAGCGTCCCGATGGCGGCGAACGTTTATGTTCCGGCCAGCGAAACCGAGCGGCCGGATACGTATATGGTTTACATGTTAGTGGCCGCCCCGACCCTACAGCACGCCGATGACAAGGAAACCCTGCGAGAACACA